TTGAAATAGCTTTTCACCCGCCATACCTCAACCTTGTTGCCCAAGTTGGTGTAGAAGCCACCCGTCGTCTTGACCGTCTGCAAGGCAGTTTTGAGTTTGTCGATGAGGATCTGTCGTGTGATGGTTGTGGGCACGTGTCAGTCTTTCGAAAGAATGATCCTGGTGAATCCGGTTCCATCGGGCTCGACTTCGGCGATCTTGTAGACTGTGCCGTCGATCGTCAGCGTGTCTCCCTCCCCTGCCGAAGGCACGTCGCTCGTCTTGCACGTCGCAACCGGCTTGTCACTCTGATACTCGATGCCCTGAGCCGACGTCAGAGAAAATGGAGCATCGAAGATCAGCCGAATCGATATTGCAGTGCCAACGGCCGGGCTGTAGGTCGCTGTCTTCGCAAAATCGGCGGTGGCAAAGAAGATGTCGATATCTTCGTCCTGGAGGGACACTGATCAGGGTTTCCAGTTTATGACGGCGGTGTATGTTTTCGTTGTTGTCCCTGCACCGGCTGATCGATGTGAGAGCCGGACTCGAAGATCGCAGTCGAGCTTTCCCAGTCTATCGAGTGTCGTGCTACGGATGATTATTTCCGACTTGGTGCCTGTGTTGCTGGTGGTTATCAAGCTGTCAGCATAGGATTCAGTCCAGGTTGTTGAGCCCCTGAGCTTGTAATCGACGTACACGTCGGTCTTCATACTGTCAAGCGGAGTCAGTGTGAGCGAGCAGAAGGACGCCCCACCTAATCTCAAGCCCGTCGATACGCCAGCCGTTGTTGGTTGTGGCAGGGTGTCAATCTGCGAATTGGCATAACTCTTGGCGGAGGTGAGCGTGTAGATGTACAGCGTCTGATTGCTGTTCGGATTCATGGTGATCTGAGCCTGCGCCGGCACACAGAGTACCGAGAGTACCAGCGCCAGGAGGACAACTGTGGAGAGCCGTTTCATGATGGATGTCTCCTTATGATGAGGAGGTTTGACATTCGTGAATTATCGGTGAGAGAGGGCCGACTTAGTCCTTGCCCTTGCCCTTGCCCTTCTTCGTCTCGTTCGCTTCGGGCTTCTCCGGAGGCGTCCACTTGAGGTCGAACGTCGCACGCTCGATTGCGACCAGGTAGTTCATGTCATTTGGAGGACCCTCGACCTGATCTCCCGGTTCTTTGTGAACACCGGCGACACGGCATTTTTTCGTGATGATGACCGTCTTTGTTTTGTCGGACATGACGAGCTCCTTGGTTTAGAATCTGTGAGTATTTTCGTTCCTATTGAACGGATTGAACGATGGGCGAGCGGTTTGCCCGCCCATCGGAATACCTTGCAGAGCGAGACTACGACAGATCGTTGCACATGCTGATCGATGCAGCCTGGCGCAGCCGGCAATCGACGTCGGCGAAGATATTGACACGGGTGATTCCTTCCTTGTCCTTCGCATACGGATTGACCAGCAGGTCCAGGTTGCCCCAGTAGCCCAGGATCTCGGGGCTGAAATCACCGAAGAAGATAGAGCCATCAGCGATCTGATTGGAAATCTTGCTCGGATAGCCGTTGACCATGCCACGCTCATCCATGAGGTAGATGGCTGTGTTGAGAGCCTTCAGCCTCGTCTTCAGGATGCCGCGTGCGGCGGCATTCATGACATAGTTCATCGTGTCGATGTCTGCATTGGCCGTGGCGACGTCTGTTTCGAACTCCACGATCGCATCCCAGCCGGCGTTGGCCGCAAGCACGGAGCCGATGCCCGTCTCCAGCGCGATGCCCCTGGGCTGGTTGTTGGCATTCGTACCATGGAAGACCGCCTTGTCGATGCCGAGCCGTGCGATGGAGAACAGATCGTTCTGCACCAGCATCTCGATCGAGGGCGAAGACTGGAGGAGCAACATCCGGTGATACTCCTGGAATGCCCGGCCTTCATGCGGCGACATGTCGATTGACCCGGTCGTCAGCGCTGACCCTGTCGTTGTTCCCGCCTCTCCGGTCCACTCCCAGGTGGCTGCACCGGTTTGTTTTGGCATCGACAGGTTGCCCTGCAGGCCGTAGAGGAGCGTGACACCAACAAGCGATGCGACCGATCGGTTGCGGAGCAGCTCGATGAAAAGATCCGCACGAAGATCGGTGCCGACCAGTTCCGCGGCCCCGGTAGCCGTAGTGGACGTCAGCGCACGAAATCCGTTCATCAGACCATGCTGGAGGGCGATCGTACGGAGAGTTTGAAGCTCGCGTTGCGTTACGCTGGACTGCATCGACCGGCTCTGGATGTCCCAGGGGATTGGAATACCCTGCCAGACTTTACCAGAGCTGCGTTTCTTGATCTCGTTGCCGCACTCACGTTCGAACTCCGCCTTGATCTTGCCTCCGGAGATCTCGCTCTGAATCAACCGCAGCAGGGAGAATTCCTTCTGCTCGCGTGCGTTCAGGCCAAGCTCGGTCGACGGCGTCTCGATCGGCTTGGAATCGCTCGCCAGCTTCAGGGCGATATCGCCTCTGAAGACTTCAATGGTGGATCCGTTATCGATGGCTGCCCGTTTCAGCTCGTCGATCTTCTCCACGCGTCCGGTAAACTTTGTCGCGAACGCTTCGATTTCTTTGACTCTTTCCCGTTCGGTTCTCAGAAGCTCTTCTTGATTGACGGGCTTCTCGTCGGTCTTGTCCATGTTTGGTGCTCCCTTCATTTTGATGAGTGGATCTGTTGAATTGGTTTGTTTTAGCGTTCGCTGCAAAAACTCGATTGCTTCTTCTTCGTTGGCCGTTGCCGGCATGCCACGACCGACAAGGTCCTCGCGTACCTGCTTGCTGAGCAGGAGCGAGCGGACCCTCGACTTGCTGTCGGCACCGATCGGTGTAAGAGAACCTTCTTTCGTCCTCCAGGAAGTCGTCACTCTCAGGGGCCCGGTGAACTCGCGTCCATTGATCGTGGCTTTGGTATCTTTCTCGATCCAGACAGACTGCAGCTGCAGATATCCTGCGCTCAAGTCCCGCACATGTCCCTCGGCGACTTTGGTCTCGGCATCAACGCCCTCCTGGACGGAGGTAAAGGACATCATCGCCTCGAGCCGGTCCGCCTGCTTGGAGAAATCGGTCAGGCTTCCGAGAACTTTCTCGATCGTCGAGCGGTCATGAGTGTCAAGCAACGGCACCTGGTCGGGTAGCTCCGCACCACTCATCAGGAGGACTTCCCGCACAACGTCCCAGCGCTCATAATCCCATACCCACACCGGCTCTTCAGTGGCCACGGTAACCCGGACGGCATGCTTTTCTCTGTCGTACGTATTCGGGATGGCTCGGAAAATTCTGGTGGCTAGTAATTCCATCGCATGCTCCTTTTAGTGATTTCCGTTTCCATTGCCCGGACGAGCGAGCGCTCCGGCGAGATCGGCGGCGCTTCTCGCAGGCGACGCCTCAGGCGGCTGTGGCTCGGTGGGCGGTTGTGGTTCTTGCTGCTCGACCGGTTGCTGCTGCAGTTTCCCGGTCTCATATACAGGTTCGAGATCGTATTCGGCTGCCAAATCCCGCGCCTCTGCGATATCACGATAGAGCTGCTCGAGATCCTGCCCCCGATCGGCGGCGACATCAAAGGGGCTCACAAGCAATGATTCGAGCTCCATGCGGACTCCCTGCGCATCCTTCACCGGATCGACCCAGGGCCAGCGTGGACCGGTGAAGACCGGCTGATTGAGCTTTTCGAACTTCGACATCGGCAGATTGACCGGCCCGCCCAGGACTGCCTCGAGCCACCAGGTGAAGATCCGCTTCTGCACATCGTCGATCATCTTCTGCTGTTCGTTCAGCCACATCCTTCGTTCAACGAGCAGTTCCGCTCGCAGCGAGCTGTAGTTGGCCGTACTGTAATCGTTGGCCAGGCTGCTATAGGCGAGACCCAGTCCGGAGGCAGCTCCCCGGAGCGTGGTGCGGATAAACATCTCATGCTGCTGTGTGGGGTAGGTGGGGTCGAACGGCATGAACTTCTTGCTGCCGATATCACTGAAGGTGCCGGGGCTGGCATCGATCACGGTGTTGGAGTTGTCGGCTTCTTCGGTTCCCGTCTGACCGTCACCCTCAAAGTCGTCGACGTCTTCATCCTTGGCATCGCCAAAGAATCCCATCTTGCCTGCGCTGATGCGTGCATTGGTGACTGCTGCGTTCTCGTAGCCTTTGATCCAGTGCAAATGCAGCATAGCCGATGCGATGCGAGTATAGCCGCGCGTCTGGTTGCTATATTCGGAATCGAACCAATGGATTATCTCGGAGGCAGGGATGCGCTCACGCTCGGATCCGTACGAACTCATTCCATAGATCTGATATTCCGGAATGGCCTTCTTGATCCAATAGGCGACCGGCCGACGCCACTTGTCGATCTCCACTCCCATCACCACGACGTTTTTGTTGCTGAGAACCATATTGTAGGTCTCATCGATCGCCTCCGGGGGGAGGAGTTGGAGTTTGAGGAGATACTTCGAGTGTGGGTCATAGACGCGTCGTATGAAGGCTTCACCATCGCGGCCGTAATACATTGCGGTCAGTTTTTGAATTGTCGGGTACGTGTAGCGTCCGTCAGCGGAACAATGTTCTGAGCGCTGCCAATCGAGAAAGGCTTCGGTGATCTTCATGTTGGCGAGTTTGTCCGGCACGCGCTTCCATTTCTTTTCCTGCTCCTTGATCTCGGTGACGTTCGATTGGAAGGTGTGACCGTTTGGACCGACGACGTTAGCAACGAAGAGCTGGAGAAAACGGCGGACGTATTCATTATTCTGCGCGAGGAGGCGTGCACGCGCCCGTAGCGCTTTGCCGCCGGACTGGATCTCCTGATCGATCCGGGTCTCGACGGTAGAGAGATCCATCGTCAAGCGATTGATCTGTGCACCTTCGAACGACCGGCGTGCATGGTTCTGGCCGCGACGAAACGCAGTTTGCACGTCGCCCTGCAATGCGAGACCAAGCCGATTGGCGATATTCTGGAAGAGAGTCATCTAGGAGATCGGAGGAAATTGAGCGACGATTTGTTTCGGTGCGAGTCCCTTTGCGCGGCGTTCCTTCTCCACTTCGATCCTCACGAGCTTTGCATACTTCGAGCGCAATCGATTCAAAATGTCCAACGATGGCCTCGTCCATGTTCGCCCGGCGATGCTGATTTGTTCAACCGGCCGAACGGCATAGGATTCGATTGCTGCTTCGATGAGCGTGAGAGTCTTGCGTGCGTGTGAGCGAGTGTCCGTTGCGAGCGTTGCATCGACGAGATTCGTTAAGATCTGAATCGACGTTTCTGAAACCGTTACACGCTCAAGGCCCTTCTCTACCCAGCCGATGAGTGTATAGATTCCGGCTGCGAGAGTTGTGCTGATCGCTTTCGTGATAGTGCAACTCCACCCGTCTCCATCTGCAGTAGCACTGACCGCAGCAGCAATGCCGGCACTGCCGATCACTCGATACTTCAGCTGATAACCGTTGGCGGACGTATAGTCGCCAAAGGATTTCGTCCACGAGATGGAATCGCCAGCTCGAAGTTTCGTTGGTTCGGTTGTGAGGACGGTCGACATTCGATTCAGTGTTGGTAGAAATAAAAAGCCCGAACTCGCTCGTCGACGAGTCCGGGCCACGGGAGGTACGAAGGCTGCAGACCTTCACTACAAAGGTAACAAGGGGCGGGGGTTGAAGCTATGTCAGGTTTATGTCAGGTTTCGCCCGTAAGTCGTTGAAATACATACCTCGATTGTCAGAGGGGTCTTTTGGCCGTCAATAGTTGTTTGCCCATTTCGTTGTACTGATCTTTTTCACGACCCGGCGACGGACCCTGCCGTTTGGTTCGGTTCTCGTAAATTGCATCGTGACGATCTCGGTAATCTCGAGGATCTCAAGGTTCTCCCAGAGAATGTTCGTGAGATCGTTGGCACTCTTCCCAAGCGGCCCGCTCGCAGACAGTGCCCTCGTCGTTGCTTTATCGTTGAGTTCGACGCGCACTCAAAAGCCCCCCATGTATTTCTTGAGTGAGATCGTCCTGCGTTTCTTCCGCGATACTGGTGTGGTGATTGCGGCGGCTTGAGTGTACTCGGACTCCGGAGAGGATTCCTTTTTCTTCTTCGCCTCATCCCACGCAGTCATCCTTGAGCCGAATGATTTGGCGAGTGTCTCCATCGTGACACCGAGCAGTGTAAAGGCTGCCAGGTTGTACACATGACAATCGAGCATCTCATTTGCCAGGCCTTCGGGCAGCTTCCAGATCTGTGTGGGGACTCCGCGGACGCGCACGATCTCTTTCTTCTCACTCGTCAGCTGGTCGAAGTATTCCTTATCGCACTTCATATTGAAATGCATGTACCCGGGCGTCGGCTTGTCATCCTCACGCTGGATCATGAGCCGATCGTATATCAGTTGTTTGCCTGCATCGACTCCGACGAGTGTGAGCGGTGTGCGAAGTTTCTTGTTGCGAGACTGCTTGATGAATGTTTTGCCGAAACCACCGATGCCTTTGATACCGAACACCCGGCGCTTCATCCGCTTCTTCACGTATTCGTACGCTTGCTTCGTGTGGTGGCCGCCGGTATCGACGCCGACCGCAAGCAATCCACCGAGCTGGCCGGGCCTGCCTTCATAGCCATTTTCATGCTGCCACGGAGTCGCAAGGTACGCGTCGAGCATCGTCCAGGTGACAGGATACGCCGGCGAACCGTGGATGACGGTCTTGTCGATGAGCCAGCTCTCTTCCCCTCTTCCCCATCCGATGATGACAATCTCGAGCCGGTTGTCCTGCAGGTCGACGCCGGCCGTGAGGAAGATGACACCGGGGGGGATGCGTTCATAGTTTTCGCGGCGGTTGAGCAATGAATCGCCGTCGAAGATGTAGCTCTCCTGCTCTACCCACGTTTCGCCCAAGGTCTTGTTCACCCACACTTTGAGTTTCTCTCTCCGCTTCTCCGCCTTGACGAACTCTCTGACGATTTCCTTCCACGTCGTCCAGGGGGAGTAGAGCCTGTTGATATGAAAGCCGGCATGATGCTTTATCTCCGGATGCTGCTTGCGCCATTCGCCCGCTCGGAGCATGCGGGTCTTGTAGCGTTCTCCGATCTTGCTCTGGCAGTTCGAGCATTCATAGTAGACCCAGCTCAGGTTCTTGTCGTCGAACTTCAGCCATCCGGTCGTGTGATTCCGGAATTGAGACTGCGGGCCAAAGACAAGAACCTGCATGTGGTTGCAGAACGGACAGGGCACATAGTAGAGCCGTTGGTCGGATTCGTTCCAGAGCGTCTCGATGCGCGAGAGGCCTTTGACCGACGGCGTGCTCGTATAGACGAACTTACGATTGAGGAAGTTTGCCGCGCGTGTGCGACCGAGATCGATCGGATCTCCTTCAAGTCCGGCTCCTATCGGGTATTCGTCAACCTCATCGAATGCAACGAGGCGCATCGAATAGAAGCTGAGCGACGTTGGAGCGTTTGCTCCCCCGAGGACTATGTGACCTCCGGGAAAGGATTTGAAGAGGATCTTGTTCGAACTGTCCCGCGACCTGGCCTCCGCCACTTTCGAGCGCAGGCACTCATTGTCACGAATCATTGGTGCAAGGTTGATCTTGCTCCAATTCTCTGCGAGTTTATCGGTTGGAAGGATCAGAAGGAGAGGCGAGGGGTCGTAGTCGATGAAATACCCGATGACGTTCTCGACAACCGTCGTCTTGCCCATGCGCGCGGCGGTCATGAACGTGACCTCTTCAATCGCCGGGTCATTGATGGCATCCATCATCCCGCGCTGGTACGGCGCCCGGTGTGTGTTATACTTTCCGGGTTCGCTTGCGGTTTCTGGGGACATGATCCGCTTTGTTTCGGCCCAGTCGCTTATGGTCAGCTTTGGCGGCGGCAGGAGCATCTTGAACGCTCTCCGCAGCACGACCGTGCGAAAGTACCGCAAGGTTTCGGATGGTGTCCGGTATATGTGATAGGTCGGTAAGTGACTCATGGACGATTGTCTTGATGACTTCTTCCCGCTCGCCGATTGTCTCTAATCCATCGAGCAGCGGTGCAACACGCTTATGCAACGTCAGTAAACGAGTCCGAAGGATGCCAAGCCCCTCCTCAACGATCGAGCCGGCATCGGAGACGTTGATCACCTGCTTGCGCAGCGTTGCCTCTTCCATCTCCTTGATGTTCGCCTGCGATTTTACCAGGCGTGCCTTCGCCTGGAGACCGTCCTCACCACCGGCCCGGATCTCGTCAATCTGACGCTTCAGGTAAGAGACATACCAGCGGACAACTTTGATGAGATCGTACTGACCTCGCCCCTCCCGGGGCAGTCCCTGATCTTTGGCCAGCCGGTTGATCCATCGAGGTTCGAGCAGAAAGAGATCGGAGATCTCCTCGAGCGACCGGCGATTGCGCCGAATCTTTTCGGCTTCGAGCTCCCGCCGTTGCCGGTCGATGAGCCAGTGAACGACCTGGACAAGATCATATCTCGAACGTCCCCGTCGGGGCAGCCCATGCTTGCGGACCAGCTCGTCCAGCCGGTCGATCGGCTCCCGGATGAGCAATGAGATTTGATCGGCGTTGGCGTATTTTTTCTCATCGATCATTTCATCGCCAGGAACAACGTGAAATTCATATCCTTGTCCACGACCGAGACGTCGGCAAAGCCGATGTCCTTCAGCATCTGGTAGTTGTCCTCATAGGCCCGGAGCGGCATGATTCCCCTCAACACATCATCCTTGTTTAGAACGGATTCCGGAGAGAGTCCGCTGTGAGTCTTGTACTCATTGATATACTGTTTCATGATGTCGGTGGCCGTTGGGGACTGCTCGGAACATTTCTCATACCACACGAACGCACCGCCGGCATTGAGCGACTCGTAGATGTTTCGGAGCAATGCCTCTCTCAACTCTTTCTTGATGAACTGGATCACGAGGCTCGCAACGATAAGGTCGTATCGAGCGACGAAAAAGAACTTTGTGATATCAAAACAGTAGACGGTGAACGTTTGCTTGGGCTTTGCCCGATCCCGATATCGCCGTCTCAGAACGTCGGCCATTTCCGGAGTGCTGTCCACCATGTCGACGTCCAGCGATTTGCCACGATTGGCGTAGACGACCTCGAGCACCGTGCGACCGGTCGAGGATCCGATGTCAAGGTACCGGGATCCGTTTTCAATGAAGAACTGAGAGATGAAGCCGATCTTCTCCATCACCCGGCCATAGTTCGGGATGCTCCGCTTGACATGATCATCGAAGTGCTTCGGCACGTCCCCGCCGAAGTTCATCCAGCGATGAAGCTGCAGCTCGTGGTCGATTTTCTTCATTGGACGTTGAGGCAGAAGATGCCGCATTTTTTGTACTCCTCGATCGTGCGGGGATTGCTTTCGATTGCGACAAAGGTCGCCCTGGGATGCATCGGTTGAATGAACTTCTTGAATGTGTCGCGCTTGTAGAGATGAGGGGGGAGGTTCGCGCCGTTGAAGTACGCTTCGGGGAATTCCGCTCCCGTTTTTGTCTTGATGCTCTGCAGCGTTGGCTCGCGATACTTCTCCGGACGGGCGGTGATCAGGATGACGTGCTGGCCACGCAGGATATCGACGAGCCATTGGCGGTACTGCTCACGCTTGATCTGCTCAATGAAGGGTGAGCGTTTCTCGTGGGAGTTGCTGACGAGTGTGTAGTTGAGGTCCAACAGGTAGATGATGTTCATGGGCTAGGTCTGCCAGATGTTGTACTTGTCGTGCAGCCGGCGATTCAGGCCTTTGATGTGCCGCCAGCCGATCGCCAGCGACTTCAGAAGGGCAAGAAGCGTTAACAGTTGGAGGATGTCATTGAACATGGCGTTGGCCTCTCACGTTAGGAGATGCCACAGGCCGACCGCTAGGAGATAGACCGACACGATCACTCCGATCACAGCGCCAACTACCCAGCTTGGATCCTTCGGTGGTGTTTCGAGTCCGTGCATGATCAATTCTTTCGATGCCAGTCATCGCAGCTCTCGGTGCCAATCGTTCTCGGATATGCAATGCGTGTCCCGTTGCCTCCCAGGTCCCTCACCTGTCGACCTTGACCTTTTGTGCAGACACCCAACTTCGCCTTGCCATCATGCGCCCACCAATGACAGGTGCAACAGATGTCGTTCGTTGCGTTGAGCTGGTCCCTCTCCGCAGGTGTGAGCGGTGCGGTTCTCATTTGACGTCCGGATGTTGTTCCCATAAGTCTCCAATTGCTTTCTTCGACATTCGAGTTGTCCGAGCGTTCTGTCGATGCTGATATCGATCGTATCGCAGATGACATCGCTGGCACATTGCTTTCAGATTGTCATCTACGCAGTCGCTTTCCTCATGATTCAGATGCGCAACCGTGAGCACTATGGATCCTTTTGCATACGATGCAGGCTTGCCATGCCACTCATCGCAGCGCCGCGGTGGATGGCAGTGAAGTCCGCACTCCCCCTCGCACTCACACCGGCCACCGGCACGATCGAAACGAATCCGGTCACTGATCTCCCGCCAGTCCGGAGGATACTTCTCTTTGTTCTGAGCAAGAATGGGCATTGAAGACCTCCACAATTGCAAAGCGCACGACGTAAAGAAGTATGGGATCAGATCTCCAGTTCTCCCAAATCCCTCGTGGAGTTTCCCATCCACACTTCGCACCGATCGATTCGAGGTAGGCAAATCCTTCAGCTTCCCAATCACTTTCCGGAATGTGGTTTGACCACTGCCGTTGCGGCGCATCGAGCAGACGAATCTTGCAGATTGGTTTGCCCTTGAACCTTGGCGAGCGATCGTAGCCGGTGAGGAGCTCGCCCTTCATAAATCGAGCTGCATACTCCGGATTCCACTCGCGGCGCGTGACGCTCTTCCGTCGAGCCTTGATTGCCGGCGTCGTCCAGGCGAATGAAATGATCTTCATAAAGCGCCTCTTGCTCGCCATGCCGCGATCGCCTCTCCCGCCATCCCGAGACTCTTGCCGTCCGGATATGGTAGATCGAATTCAAATCTCCGAGCCTCGATGAGCTTCATTCTCTTG